GGGCGGCGGCCAGCTGGGCCGAGGCTTCAGACGCGGTGCGGGCGACAGCGGCCAGCGCGGCCTGCGCGGTGACCGGGGCGAGCGCGCCCTGCGCGGCGATCAAGGCCTGCTCGGAAGCGCTGACCAGGGGGAACGGGGCCAGCACCTGGATCTGGTGCAGGTTGCAGGCCGAGTTGGGCACGACCACCAGGGTGTCGATGAAGCGCCGGCCGGTGTCCGGGTTGATGGCGGTGATGCGGTACTTCGAGCCGGCCACCCCCAGGGCGTTGGACCAGAGGTTGAGGATGGCCAGGCCGTTGGCATCGCCCGTCGCGTAGACCAGCTCGGGAACGACGAAGCCGCCGTAGGTTTCGGTCTGGTCGAGTTGCGCGGTGTACTCGGCGCCAGCGACAAAGTTGCCGTTCTGGTCGGAGGCTTGGCAGGTGACGGCAACGGTGGGCAGGGCCATGGATGTGCTTTCTTAGGTGGCGCTCTGGCCGGGCTTGGATTGGGGTTTGACGGCCAGGGTCCCGGCCAGCTCGGCGCCGATGAGGGCGATGGCCGAGGTGCGGTGGTTGGTGGCGCGGGCTTCGTTGCCGGCGAACTCGGAGTCCTTGCTGTAGGCGCGGTAGAGCACCATGTCGAGCAAGGCGGAGGCGAACTGCTCGGGCAGCGAGATGTTCCCGGCGACCGCTGCGAAGGTCGAGCCGTCGGCGGGCTCGGCGATATCCACCGGCGTGCCGGAGTACAGCAGCTCGACCTTGGCGCCGGCCGCAGCGGGCGGGTAGACCAGGAAGGACTCGGGTTCGCGGGGGTCGAACAGGTAGTGCAGGATGTTCAGCGAGCCGGGAAAGGTGTGCCAGGTGGGCATCTGCCGGTCCAGGATGTGGCGCTCGAGCTGCGTGACGGCGCCTTGCGTGCCCGACAGGCAGCGCGGGATCTCGATCAGCTTGGTCGCCGTGGGCACGAGCGGGCCGTCGCCGGCGGCATTGGCCAGGGCGTGGCGCAGCGACTGGCGCGTGCCCACTTGCAGGCTCATGGTGCCGTTGACCTTGAGCGCATCGGGGCGCACCAGGACGATGTCGCGCTGGGCGTCGTTGAGCCAGCGCACCAGCTCGGCGGCCGGCCAGCGCACCGAGGTGTTGTCCATCAGGATGTCGGTGGCCCGGCGGATGACGGAAGAGGCGGTGATGGGCATGGCGGGGTCCTAGCCGAAGCGGCGGGGTTGCACGCGCAGCGAGGACGGCACGTTGCCGTGCAGCTCGGTGATGCGGGCTTTGATGACGGCGTCCTCGTAGGCGGTGCTGGCGGCCATCGCGGCGGGCGGGTTGGACCAGGGCACGTTGACCTGCTTGAACATGCGGGCCTTGCAGCCGTCGACCAGCGCGTCCAGGTGCTCTTCGACCAGGAAATCGGGCAGCACCTGGGCGGTGCGCGTCGGCGTGTAGCGCACGCGCATGGTGAGCAGCGCGCGCTGGGCGTTCAGGGGCTTGGGGTAGATGACCAGCAGCTTGTGGTCGCTGCCGACGCTGTAGTAGTCGGGGCTCGCGGCGGCGGCGGTCTGCCAGTCCGGCAGCACCAGGTCGAGCCCGGCCTGCGTCTTGGCCATCAGCCGGCGGCGGGGGGTCCAGACGTCGGTCAGCTCGGCGATGGTGGCGTCCGGCACGCCTTCGATGTCGTACTCGCTGACGCCTTCGCGCAACGGCACGCCCGGCTGCGTCACAGTCCACACCAGGGTGCGGCTGCAGAAGTCCTTGGCCACGGCGGCCAGGTTCTGGATGATGATGAGGTCCATCGAGCCCGGCACTTCGAGCCGGACGTAGTGGACGATGTCAGCGATCTGCACGCAGCCGCCTGGGCTTAGCGGGTCTGGAAGTTAAAGCGCGGGACTTCGCGCTCGACGACGCCGCCGCCGGCCGGGTTGGCCGTGGTGACGGTGGTCACTGCGTTGCGCAGCACCTCGACCAGCTCCACCGGGACGGTGAAGAACTGACCGCGCGGCACGAGGTACATGACGCCGTTCAGGCCGACCTCGACCGCGTTGGAGCCGTGCTCCTTTTCGCTGGCGTAGATGTGCAGCTCGACGCTGTCCCCGCTCAGGGCGGTGTCGTGGCCGCTGGCTTTGGCAGCGACGGACTTCTCGGCCTTGGCCTTGGCTGCGACGGCAGGCACGGCGGACTCGAGGCTGGTGACTTTGGAATCGGAACTCATAAACTTATCCTCACGATGTAAAACAAAATGTTTGCTCGGGGACGCAGGCAAAGGAGTTGTAAGAAACGTGTCCTGTACTTACATGCTGAGCGCGACTTTCGGTGCCTGTGTAGGCGCTGTGCCGGGCGCTTGCGCGTCACCTTGTGGGTGGCTGCTGCGCCCGGTCCTTATGGCTGACCGGGTTCAAAAAACCCAGTCAGATCAACCACTTACGCAGTTGCGGCGACTTCCGTGCGGACCATCCAGGCATCGTTCAAGATGACGGCCGTCTGCATGGTTTTCCAACCCACGGACCCGCGTTGCGCGAGGGGGTCCGAATCGCTTGGCTTACAGTTCACTACCATTGGAGTGATCGCAAAGGCCCCTTTCAAGGCCACGATGCCGTAGGCATCTGCACCCAGGAAGAGGATCGGGTACACGTCAGCGCTGACGCCGGACGTGCTCAGCATCGTGCCCATCGCGCCGCCAGCATTGGCGAACGGCTCGAAGATGGTGGACGTCACGTAGCGCACGTCTTCGCACTTGCCCAACTCGTTTTCCCAAGGCGTGATGGTCCCGTACTTCTCGGCAGGCGTGAAGCCGACCAAGTTGCGCACGTCCGACTCGCAGTCCGGGTGGATCAGCGCGACGTAGCCGGGGGCCACGTTCTCGGTGCCGTAGGCCACGGTCGAGCGGATCACCTTCGTGATCAGGCGGGCGTTCTGACGCTTCAGTGCGCGGGTGGCGCGGCGCTGCAGCTGCAGAGTGACGGGCGTGTTCACCACAGCGCGGCTGGCGCCGTTGGCGTAGAGCACGTTGGTGCCGGCCTTGATGATGCCGAAGCGCATCTTTTCCACCATCTGCGCGGCTTGCTCGCCCAGCAGGTCGGTGGCTTCCTTGAGCACCGGGTCTTCGTGGGTGTCTTGCACCACGTCGGAGATCTGGATCAGGTTGCCGTACTGCACCAGGTTGGCGGTGACGTCAACGTAGGTCAGTGGGGTGCCGGCGGGCGTGACGCCTTCGGTCAGCGCGGTGGGTGTGTTCGGCAGCGCGGTGTAGCGCCGGAACTTGATGGTCTTCGAGCTGTTGCCCGGCAGGGTTTTGGCCTGGCCGAACTTCTCGATGACCAGGAAAGGCAGACCTCGGGTCAGGAGGTCCTTGGCTGCAAACGCTGCAGTACGTGGAGAGATGTCTCCAAAAGTCACATTAACGGCCATGATGAATCCTTTTAAATGGCTGATCTAAAAAACCAGTTTTCAAAAGGAGCGCTACTTCTCAGCCGTATGCAGACGCAGCAGACCTGTTTGTGGGGCGCCTTGGCGTGTCCCGGTCCGGCAGTCAGCGCGACGCGGTGTCGTGCTCCAAAAAACCCGGTGATGTCCTCCACCGGTAGAGGCTGTGAGGCAGCCTACTGTTTGCTTCCAAACATTCTGTTGTCCTCTGGACAGTCCTTGAGGGCCTGGCGCCTGGTGGGGCGCCCGCCCTTTAAATTCGTTACTTCGAGCCCATCGCTGCGGCTTCGGCAAAGGCCGAGTCGTAGTCGTCGTTGACCACCTTCTCAGCGGGCAACTGCAGCCCTCCACTGCGCACGCCGGTCGCGGCGTCCACGCCGTCGGGCTCGGGCACGGCGGCGGGCTTGGCCTTCTCGGCAGGTGCGGTCGTGGGCACTGGGGCCGCCGACTGGCTTGCCTTGAAGGTCTTGACCAGCTTGATCACTTCCCGTGCGTTGCCACTGCTGGCAATGCGCTGGTTCTCCGGGTCAGCGGCTTCGACGAAGGCGGCAAAGGCCGGGTCCATGCGCACGTCGTTGAAGTCCGGGTGTGCCGCTTCGATCTTCTCGAAGTGGGCCTGTTCTGCAGCGGCGGCCAGGCTCTTGGCGAGGCTGTCGACTTCTGTCTTGACGCTGGCGGCGGCTTTCGTGCTCACTTCAGCTGCTTCAGAAGCCACCATGACCTTGATCATCTTGACAAAATCCTCACCGAAGTCGGCGCTGATTTGTTGCATGGCTTGAGCGACGGTCAGTGTGCCATCAGCGACCTGCTCGGCCACGGCGCCTACCGCCTTTTGGGTGGCGGGATCGACCTCGTCGACCCCTGCGCCGGTGCTGGCGGCCAGGCGGCGGGCGGCCTCGGCGTCGTCGGCCTCGTCGCGGGCTTTTTGTTCCGCCTCCTTCTTTTTCAAGCGTCCTTCCCAGGACTTCAGGCGCTGCACTTCGAGCGCGGCGTCGGCCACTTCTTCAGCGGTCGGCTCGGCTTTGTCGGCCGGTTTTGTCTGGTCATCGTCGCCCGCTGCTTCGGCCGCTTTGGCGTCGGTTTGTGCTGCTGCCGGGTCGGTTTCGCCGGGTTCGGCGGCGGCTTCGGCCTGCGCGGTGGCGGCCTGTTCCTGGTCCTCGTCGAGGGCGGCGTCGCCTGCGTCCAGGGCGTCGGCGGGCGCATTGGCGTCGGGTGCGGCCTCATTGAAGGCGGCATTGTATTGCGCCTGCAAGGCATTGTCTTCGGTGTCGTTCTCGGTGGCCATGGTTTTCCTTTGGGGTTCCGGTATTCGCCGGTCGCCCGGCTCCAACTGTCCTGCTCACGCAGGGGGTGAAGTGGGTGCTAGATGCACCCGTTCGTTTGTAGCGCGCCGCCGGCCAGCTTGGCGAGCGCCTCGAGCTGCTGGAGCTGCGCTTGCACGGCCAGCAGGCGGGCGGGCTCGATGTAGACCAGCTCCTGCTTGTACAGCTGCGAGGCCGCCTCGATCCAGCCCAGCAGCGCCGCATTGGCGTCACCGGCGGAGTGCGCACGCACCAGCTCGGCGGCCTGGCTGACGCGCCGGCTCAGGACCAGCTCGTCGCTCACAGCGCACGCCCCTCAAGCTCGTCGGTCTGCATGCCGGCGTTCAGGCCGACGTGGCCGGTCTCGGGCAGCGCCTGGTCCATGGGCGGCACCTGGGCCTCCATCGGCTCGGCCTGCTGCTCGGCGGGTGTCTCCTGGCCTTCCATGGCGGCGCTCTCCTGGGCCTCGGCGTCGCCCGGCTCCTGGGGCGCCATCTCCGGCGGCATCGCGTCCATGCCGGGCGGCATCGCGGCAGGCGGCTGGACCGGGTCGGGCGGCAGGACCATGCCGGACTGCGCCTGGATCGGCGGGCCGTTGAGCTGTCCAATGCTGCGCTCAGGCGTCATGTCGACCCAGCCGGCGCTCTTGAGGATCTCGTCGCCAGCCGGTGCGGTCGTCGGGTTCATGGTGGCGGTGCCGCCGGCCTGGAGGGCAGCGAACACACTGGCGACCTTCTTGTCCACCGCCTGGGCGATGATCAGGTCGGTCTGCGCGGCGGTCTGCGCGGCGTCGGCCTTCATCTGCGCGATGTTCAGCTCGAGCGTGGAGACCAGCTGCTGCACCTTGGCCTTGGCCAGCTCGGTCTCGGCCATCAGGCGGCCGGTCTTGGCCTGCTGCTCGGCCAGCAGCAACTTCTGCATCTCGGCGGCGGCGGCTTGTTGCTGCGCGGCGGCGTCGTTGTTGGTCTCGCCGGCGACCTCGTCCTCGGTCTTGATCACGTCGCTCATCTCCAGTGCCTCGGCGCGCAGCTGGTTGAGCTTGTGGCGCTTGACAAACGGGATGTCCAGCTCGTTCGCTGTCAGCTGGGCGAACTCGTTGAGCTGACGCGCGCGCACCTCCTTGGCCACCAGGGACGCGGTGCCCCGGGCGTAGACGTCGAAGTCGCCCTTGATCGCCGGGTCCTTGGCGAACTGCATGTTCCAGCGGTACAGCGCTTGCAGGAACGGCGTCGTGATGCCCTCGTCGTAGCCGGTGATCAGGTCCTTGATGACGATGTTGACCGCGCCCATGAGCATCGACATGCCGCTGGCGGTACCGGCCGCGCCGCTCGAGACGTTCTCGCCGGCCATGTACCTGGGGATCGCTGTGACCTCGTCGGCGTTCTGGTCGAACTGGCGGGCCATGTTGCCGAGCCACTCGCCGTGGTTCGGGATGATGATGGGGCGCACCGCCGGCGAGCCGGCCTGCTTGCCATTGCGCAGGAACGTCTTCCACGGCTGGATGTCGGTGGCGTCGTCGGCATTGGACAGCAGCGTCACGTCGACCTCGATCATCGGGCCGGACGTGATGGCCGCGTTGTCGATCTGCAGGCGCGTGGCCGCATTCAGCATCTTCTGGTCGTCGCGCATGATCGAGGCCAGGCCTTCACCGAAAATGCTGGTCTCGTCCTTGTCAAAATAGTAAACATGGTAAGGCCACGTCACGCCGTTGATCGGCTGGAGCACGGCCTTGATCACCTGGCCATTGGGCAGCACCCAGACGTTGGCAAAGAAGGCTTCCTCCATGCGGTGCTCGGGCACGGTCACGCCCAGGCCGACCAATGTGGCGCCGTCGATGAACCCCCAGCGCTCGAGCACCTCGTACAGGCCCGGGGTGGACAGGTCGCCCACGCGCTCGCCAATCTGCTTCAGCTCCTGGTCGAACTCGCGCAGCTGCACCAGTCCCCGGGGGTTGGCCTTCAGGTGGGCGATGATCTTGTCTTTTTTGAACGACGTGTTGGACGTCAGCGCAAAGAACGCCGCCCGTGTGAAGGTGTGGCGCTCGAAGACGAAGCGGCACTGGCTCAGCTCGGTCGCACCCATGTCCGGGTACCAGCGCCACAGCGGCACGCTCTCCACGAAGGGCACCAGGTAGCTCTCCTCCTTGGCAAGCCAGGACTCCCCTGTCTGCTGGAATCGGGTGCGCACGCGGCGCTCGACCAGCGGCCCCTTGAGCACGCCGGTGCCGTACAGGTGGCCCGAGTGCAGCACCTGGATGGCGCACTGCTTGTAGCGGCTCTCCACCAGCTGGTCGTCGATGACCTTGCTCATGCCCTTGCTGGCCTTCTTGACCTGCTGCAGGATGACCGCGTCGACCGCGTCCTTGGGGGGCGGCTCCATCGGGGCATTGACATCGAACGCCTGCTGCGCCTGCTGCGCCTGGGCGGCGAGCTGCTGCCGGGCCATGGCGACCATGTCGGCGATGACCTTGGCGCGCTGTGCGTCGGACACGTTGGGCACGGGCGTCGGGCTGATCTCCCAGTTCTTGTCGTTGCCGGCCGGAAACAGCAGGTCGGCCACGCGGCTGTCGACGGTCTTGACCTTGACGCGTGTCTTGCGCACGAAGCTCTTGGAGCGCAGGTCCCCGATGGCCGTCTCCTCTTCCGGGTCGTACTTGCCTTTGTACTGGCGCAGGTCCTGCAGCCAGCGGCGCTCGGTCGGTCGGCGCAGCAGCTCGGCTTGCAGGAACTCGGCCAGGAACGACTGCCCCAGGCCGGTCAGGTCCTGCTCGGGCGCCTTCTCGGCAAACACCTCGTGGGCGGTGTCGGCGTACTCGGACATGTCCTGGTCGCGGGCGGCGGCGGCGTTGTCGTCAGGGGTGAGTGAAGGGGTCATGGTGAGGTCCTAGTCGTCAAGGGTGTGCTGTCGGTAAGCAGCGAGGTATTCATTCAGCGGCTCGAGGGCGTCGATCTCGGCCTGCTGGCGCAGCTCGGCGAGTCGGTCTTCCCGGGCCAGGGCAGCGCGTTGCGCCGACGTCCGGGGGGTGAGTTCGTTCCAGGCGTCCATGTAGGCGTCCGAGTCGGTGGTTTTGCGGGTGGTCATGTGTGCTCTTCAGTAGCCCGCCGCCGTGGCAGGCCCGTTGCTGCGGCCCCGGCCTTGCTGGCCCAGTGACGCCTTGACCGGGTGGGCGAAGGTCAGCGCCAGCGCATCGCCGCCGTCGGGCGAGCGAATCTGGCGCTTGGTCATCTGTTTTTTGCTCTCGAGCTGCTTTTTGCCCGTCGAGTTGTCCACGGGCTGCGGCGCGCACACGTCGCTCACCAGCTGCGCGTCGTTCGGGATGCGGTTGGGCGCGTCCTCGAACCAGTCCTTCATCAGCCACCACATCTCGGCGCGGCGGTTGAGGTAGATGTCGGGCTCGGTGGCGGACTCGCCGAACATCACGCCGATGCACGGGATGTTCAATTCGTCCAGGCGGTCGACAATGCCCACGCCCAGGCCGCCCTTGTCGATGAACATCGCTTCGGGAAACAGCAGCTGGCCGGCAATCGAGACGCCCTCGAGCCAGAACTTGGCCAGGCGCCCGGCAATCTGCATCGTGTTGAGCTTGTTGTGGTACTCGACCTGGAAACAGGTGCGCCCGCAGCGAAAGGCAAACGCGGTGCGGTCGGCGCGCCCGACGCCGTCGCCGGCCGGGTCGACGCCGATGATCAGCGGCTGCGACAGGTCCAGGTAGGTGCTGTTGACCGCCAGGGTCACGTCCTCCGGGCTGATCAGCGGGTTCATCGTCGACGTCTTGAACGCCAGGGCGGCGGTCGCCGGGTACTCCTGGTCGAACAGCCAGCTAAAGCCCTTGCCGTAGCCCGCAATCTTGTTGGCACGCCACTGCATCTGCTCGAGGTCCAGGCCATAGGCGGCGCGGTACTTCTCGTCCTTCAGGCTCAGCTTGAAGCCGGCCACCGGCGGCGTGCGGTACTCGTCCTGCCAGTACCAGGGCACGAAAATGGCGATGTACTCGGTCGGGTTGCCCTCCTCGTCGACACCGGCCTCGGCCGACTGCCACATCGAGTGGAACGCATTGCCCAGGCCGTTGGCGGTGGACTCGAGAATCATCTCGGTGCCGCCACCCAGGGCGCCCGACGGGATGGTCTCGCCGACGCCGGCCAGGTGCGTTTGCGCGTTGTCCCAAAATCCGAACTCACTGCCGTGGAACAGGCGCGCCGTGTTCGAGCGGCCGACGTCTTTGCTGCCAGCGGTCGCCAGCTTGTAGCCCGAGTCGAGCTGGTCGAACAGCAACTCCTGGGCGTTCGAGGCGCTGGTGCTCGGCGAGATCGGGTTGTGGTCGTGGTAGCGCTTGACCATGCGAAACAGGTTGGTCGTCGCTTTGGCCTCGTGCGCGACGATGAAGGCGCCCTGCCCGTGCGTGATGCTGGCCTTGTGGTAGAAGCGCGCCGCGACATAGGTCGAGCAGCCCTGCTGACGGCCCTTCAGGATCAGGGCGCGGACGTAGCCAAGCACCTCGCGCTGGGCCTCGAGCCGCGCATGGATGTAGCGCTGCGCCTTGTTGAAGACAAACGGTACGTTGTCGCCGCCGGCCTTGCCCAGGATCTTCAGGCAGGTCTGCGCGTACAGGGCCAGGTCATCCTTGACGTGCGCCAGCGCCAGCTCATAGTTGCTGAGCTGCTTGGCTTCCGCACTGCTGATGCCGGCGGCCAGGCTCATGCACCCATCTCCACGGTGCGCGCTTCCAACTCCACGGCTTCGCGGTGTGCCCGCAGCTTGGCGCCCAGTGCAGCGAAGGTGTCCTCGATGCCCCTGCCCTTGTCTTCACTCTCCTCGTCCTTGATGCCGACCGCCTGGCGTTCGAGCTTGATCACCTTCTCCAGGACCTCGACGAGCTTTTTGGCGTTGTCGATGCGGCCGGTCTGGCTGATCACTTTTTTGTACAGCTCGCTGAGCTTGTCCTGACGCCAGGCGCCGGTCTTGTCCGGGCCGCTGGTGTCCAGCAGCTCACCCAGTGACGCGAACAGGTCCAGCGCCGCCGTCTCGGCCTCCACCTCGGCCAGCAGCTTCTGGAACAGCGAGCGCGAGCGCGTGATGTCCTTGCGGTGCTCCATGCGGATGCGGAACTGCAGCTCGGCGTTGGCCTCGATGACCTGGGTCTCGGTCGCAATCGATACTTGCGTTCCAGGCTTGCGTACCAGGTTCGCGACCTCCTTGCGTACCATCTCGTCCGCCTTGGCAGTGATCTTCACCGCCAGGTTGCGCATCCACTTGTCACGCTTGGCGCGCTTGCGGATGGCGCCCTCGGACAAGCCATGGTCCAGGCCGATCTGGCGCAGCACCTTGATGCCGGCGCGGTAGTCGATCTCGACCATCTCCCAGTCGATAGAAGTCTTGTCGCTCATGGTGCGAATGGCCCTTGCGCCTTAGTTGTAGTAGGGAATCCGCGCCACAGCGCCGGCGACGTTGATCAGCATGTAGCCCAACGGCGTGGCCGGCAGTGCAGCAGCGCCGCCCGCAGCGCCCACAGTGGTGGCGGTGGTCGATCCCAGGGAGATCTGGCCTGCAGCTGCCACAGGCGCAACCACCTTCAGCGTGATGGAGCTGGCTGGCAGGGGCGCGATCCACTCGGCGCCGGCCCAGGTGTAGGTGGCGTAGCCGATGTCGACGGCCTGCAGCTGGTCGCCCAGGTTGTTGCCGGTCATGGGGCGCTCGAACCAGCTGCACGCGCCGCGCATGGAGGGCTGGCGGTCGCCGTCGGCGGGTGAGAGGTTGAACGTGTTGGGGTTGTCCAGGGCGGTATTGAGTGGCATGGTGTCTCTTTAGGCGGTCGGTGAGGTGGCGAAAGTGGCGCTTGACGCGTCAGGCGTGGGTTGGAACATCGAGGCGCGGCAGTCGTGGGCGCTCCAGGCGATCTCTGGCGTGGGTGTTTGCGGCACAACAGGATGTTTAATCCAGGTCGTGCGAGTGGCGATGGCGTCCATCAGGCGGTGGTGCTGCGCCAGCGTCAGGGCCAGGGGCGTTTCATAGCGCCGACTCGGCACGCCGCGCACGAAGGTCTCGAACGCGGGCATGCTGCCGTACCAGCGGAACTCGCTCTCGGCGTAGTAGGCGTTGCGCTGGGTGACGCTCATGTCGGCGTTTACGATGGGCAGGCGTGGGTAGTGCTCGACCTCTCGGGGCGCGGCCGCTGTCTGTGCGTACTCGTTGCGAATAGAGGCCTCGGCGGCGTCGAACTTCTCCCGGAGGCCCTCGGTGCCTGTCAGGCGCTCGATCTCGGCATCGGCCCGGGCCATCGTGGTCATCAGGTCTTGCAGGTGCGCGCTGGGCTGGCGTCCGGCGGCGTTGGTGTAGTGGGTGTTCATACGGGTGTCAATCCATCGGTGGGGTTGAGGTCCTTGCCGACGGGCATGGTGCTCATGCGGGCGATGGCTCGGGTGTCCTGAATGAAGGCGCCTTCGGCGATGGCGTTGGCGGTGATGGCGCCGGTGGCGAGATTGGTGAACGCGAAGCGCAGCGCGTCGGCGTCGTCCTGGGCCTGCTGCGCGGTGAAGGTGGGCATGCCATTGGGGAACAGCGTGCTCGGCCACTTCAGAGGATCATCCGTCTTGGTGAACAGCATGGTGTTGGGCAGGCCGGGGCCGGGATTGAAGCCTGGGCGTGGGCCGAACACCGGGCCGAATGGGCTCAGCGGGTCGCGGATGCGTTGCTGGCGCTCCAGCTGGGCGAGGCGCTCGTCCGCGCTCTTGAGCAGGCCGGCCTGGGTGCGAATGCAGGCCTCCAGGTTCTCGATGCGCTTGAGCTGGCTGGCGCTGTCGTTCTCCAGCTCGCCGATGCGCCGGTGGCTGATGTCCATCGCTTGCACGGCCTGGCCCAGGAGCTGGCTGTGCTCAAGGGCGAGCGTCTCGACCTCGAACAGGCGGCGGGCGTGGGCGTCCAGGCGCTGGTCATGGCCGGCCAGGGTGGTCAATGGGTTCTTCATTCGCGGCTCACTTGGTGCGGGCACTGGCCCAGGGGGTTGCGCTCGCTTGGCGAGCAGTCAGTGGCGTAAAAGGTCTTGCGCTTAGCCTGGAACTCGATCTCTTGCTCAGCCAGGCGCGTACGCAGAGCCAGGTTGTCGGCGACCATCTGGTCCATCACGGCGGTCAGGTGCTTGACGACCTCGAGCAGCGAGTGGCTGACGTCCATGGCGGGCGCGCTCACTTCTTGCGCTCCACATGGCTCAGGCTCAGGCTGACGCCCGGGCAGACCTCGAACTTGTAG